TAGATAGAACTTATGAAAGGCATTATGCTAATGGTAAGTATCAAGCAACTGATATGATTATAGATGCAGGTCATGGAGAAGGTTTTTGTATAGGAAATATTATGAAGTATGCTATGAGATACGGCAAGAAACCTGATCGTTTTACTGGTGAGTTAAAAGATGAAGGAGATTTGCTAAAGATTATTCATTATGCTATAATAGCACTACACTTATGGACAGAGGAGAAAATAAATAGTGGAACAAACTAAACTACCCACAAACTACCAACAGTTCATACATCTTAGCAGATACGCTAGGTGGAACGAAGACCTACAAAGACGAGAGACTTGGCAAGAGACAGTCGCAAGATACTTTGATTTCTTTGAAGAACATCTACAAGATAATACTAAGTACAAACTGACCAAGAAATTACGAGCAGAATTAGAACAAGCTGTTATTAATTTAGAAATCATGCCGTCAATGAGAGCTTTAATGTCAGCAGGCAAAGCCTTAAGTCGAGACAACGTGGCAGGTTTTAATTGTAGCTATGTAGCTGTCGATACACCAAGAGCCTTTGACGAAACACTTTATATACTTATGTGTGGTACAGGTGTAGGATTCAGCGTAGAGCGACAGTACATTAATAAACTTCCTGATCTTCCTGAAGAACTACACGATACAGATACTATTATTAAGGTAGCGGATTCAAAGATTGGTTGGGCAAAAGCTTATAAAGAGTTTATGTCATTACTTTATTCAGGACAGATTCCTAAATGGGATGTATCTAATGTTAGACCACACGGTGCAAGATTAAAGACCTTTGGTGGTCGTGCTAGTGGTCCAGCTCCTCTTGAAGATTTATTCCAATTTACTATTAATATCTTTAAAGATGCTAATATTAAAGGACAAAAGAAACTTGTATCTATAGATTGCCATGATCTTATGTGCAAGATTGCAGAAGTTGTGGTTGTTGGTGGTGTCAGAAGATCCGCACTCATCTCTTTATCTAATTTATCAGATGAAAGAATGAGGAATGCTAAGAGTGGTGCTTGGTGGGAAGACAGCCAACACAGAGCATTAGCTAATAACTCCGTAACTTATACAGATTCAGCAGAAATGGGAGCCTTCATGCGAGAATGGCTTTCTTTATATGATAGTCGTAGCGGTGAACGAGGCATCTTCAATAGACAAGCTGCTGAAGAACAAGCAGCAAGAAATGGCAGGCGAGAAGAGTACAAAGACTTTGGTTGTAATCCTTGTAGTGAGATCATATTGCGCAATAAACAGTTTTGTAATCTAACTGAAGTTGTAGTCCGAGCAGAAGATACATACACTTCTTTAGATAGAAAGGTAAAGTTAGCTACAATTCTTGGCACGTTCCAAGCAACTTTAACTAACTTTAGATATTTAACTAAAGCATGGCAGAACAATACAGTTGATGAAGCTCTGCTTGGTGTATCTTTAACAGGCATTATGGATAATAAAACAATGAGTGGCAGAGGAAGCGAGGGCTTATTACAAAGTTATCTTTTTGATTTAAAAGAACAAGCTATAGCAACAAACAAAACCTGGTCTAAGAAACTAGGCATTAAACAAGCTGCTGCTATTACTTGTGTCAAGCCTAGTGGAACTGTCAGCCAATTAGTAGACAGCGCATCAGGTATTCACACAAGGCACAGCCCATATTATATTAGAACTGTTCGTGCTGATAAAAAAGATCCAGTAGCACAATTAATGGTTGATCAAGGAGTATATCACGAAGACGATATAACAAGACCGAACCACACCTACGTATTTTATTTTCCTATTAAGTCTCCTAATAATTCTCTTCATAGAATAGATTTATCAGCCTTAGAACATCTAAGTATTTGGAAACTTTATCAATGGCATTGGTGTGAACACAAACCATCTGCTACCATTTCTATTAGAGAAGCCGAGTGGTTAAAGGTAGGAGCATGGGTATGGGATAACTTTGATATGGTCTCTGGTATATCCTTTTTACCTTATATTGATCACTCATATAAGCAAGCACCATACCAAGAAATCTTTGAAGACGAATACAAAGAGTGGTTAAAGAAAACAAATGAGAACGTAGACTGGTCTTCACTTTCTGATTATGAGAAAGAAGATATGACAGAGAACACTAAAGAGCTTGCTTGTGTTGCAGGTGCGTGTGAGATTATATAATGGCAAAGAAAAAAGAAGCTAATATAATTAGCTTTAGTGTTTTAGCAAATGCCAAAGGCAAACTAGTTACTGAATATAGTATTGCAGAGGTTGATAAGCTTGAAGGTAAATTAGATGCTATAACTTTATCGTCTTTAAAAACTATAATTCGTATAGCCAAAGAAGAATTTAAAAAAATTCATGGTCGTATTGAGTGTGAATTAGATGCTAGGCTTTATAAAAATTAAACAGTGTGTTTAAATATACTGGCTTTGTTTTTTCTTTGTGCTGTTTTCTTTTATATAGGACTTAAATCCAAATAGACAAACACAAAATTATAATTCTAGCCAACCTAGATGATGTATAAGATCAAAAAGCAAGTAGGCAAACAGTATCCAAAACATTCTTTTAAAACGCTTTAGATCTTCAATAAGCATATTAATCTTATCTACTTCTATGCTTACCCACTTAGCTTTCTGATTTTCCATCTATTTAATTTTTATTTGTTTAGGTTGTTTCTCTTCTGGAATAATCCTTTCAAGATCTATTCGTAACAAGCCATTCTTAAATGATGCTCCTGTTACTTCAACATCTTCAGCTAAACTAAACTGTCTGCGGAAAGAGCGTTGTGCTATTCCTCTGTATAGTTTATCATCAGATTCCTCTTTGCTAGAGTCATAGGCAATACGCAATGTATTCTCCTGAACCTTAACATCAAGATCTTTCTTGTCTATTCCTGCGAGAGCAACTTCAATGACGTACCGATTGCCATCTTGAACCACATTAAATGGAGGATAATTTGGCAGACTTTTAGAACCAGCAGATAATTGTGCCATGTTCTCAAAGAGCCTGTCAAAGCCTACATACAATGAGGAAAAAATGGGATCGGTAAAATCAACTAACCCATAACGAGCTAGGTTTGAACTTCTTCTAATCATTTTATTTCTCCTTATTTTAAGCAAGAATTAATATTACGAAACCCATTTAGGATAGGTTCCACGAATGCCTCTGAGACCCCCAAATAGGCAATCTGAGAGGACTTTGGATACCCAGTAATGACATACCATTCATTGCTAGATAAACGTCTTAGATTTACTTATTTTTTAAAGTAATTTATAGCACCTGTTACCGTATTTTTTACCCATACTACGCCATCTTGTAGTAAGGTCGGTTTAAAATACCAGCCTGCTATTAAAAAGATTATTATTATAAAATCCATTATTGTTAATATTGCTGATGTCATTTCTTTTTCCTGTTCATAAATCCTATTACTGAACGTACACCAAAAGATGCTGCAACAATAACCGAAACTGTTATTTGATACCATTGTGGCATCGTTTCTAAAACTGCAAAGCCTTCTTTAATGTAAGGTACTGCTGATGGAATGAAGCAGCATATTAATGGGATCGTAAACACAAGTGTTAAGTACTCATCCTTCCAAGAAGTTGCGCTATTTTGCATAGCCAACTCTTCCCAACTTGCAGCATTCGCTGCTTTAGCTTCACCCTTTGCTATCTTTCCTTTTAAGAAGGTAGCAGCAAGCTTACCTATTAATTTCAATGCCTCTATCATTAGTTATATATTACTTCTTCAATGAATTGTTCAAAAAGATTACGGAAGTTTTCTAGTGTCATAAAACCTAAGTCTACTTTAACTTGATGTAATCTATAGATTTTGTAAGCTTGTTCTAGCTGTTCTTCTGTGTACAATAACATTATAGTTCTATCTGCTTAAAGGTCAAGTTTTATTTCTAGCTAGTAGACCACCGCCTGAGTGTATTGTTCTTTTCTTTTTTTTGTCTTTCCACACTCTACGACCAAGTGTATCGTATACCATCTCTTCTTCAGGAGTATCAATAAGAAGAGATTTTTCTGGATCATATAATTCAGTATATTCATTTTCAAA